TCTTAGTACCGTCTACATATGGTCCTTGCCAATCGTTAGTGTTATTGAAACCAGCACCAGAGAAACCTTGGATATGATCTTCTAGACCTTTAACTAATTGAGCTAAGTAATTAACTGAAGAAGCACCAACGTAGAATCCAGTAGAACCTACTTGAACACCAACAGTACCATTGATAATACCAGCTACATTATAACCGTCAGTAATGTTTGTGATTTCGAAAATTGGGAAACCATCGATTCTTGATAAACCTACGAAAGTTAATGTAAGTACACCAGCGTTTGTAACAGTGTAAGAAGTACCAACACCAAATGTACCTGCAGTAGCACCAGTAACACCAGTTCCTGAAGCACTTTGATAAACTGGAAATTTAATCAAAGATGGCGCTTTTGCTAAACTGTCTCCAGACGTAGCAGCAGTAGCACCGTTAGTTTTACCTCCTGAGTATACGTAGTCTAAATAAGACAAGATACCAGTAGGACCAGACATAGGGATAACAGGAACGATATCAAAACCTACGGTCTTAGCAGCTACCTGAATAGCTAATGGTAATAATGATGGGAATTTATCTCCAGATCCGGCGTTTGATGCGTTGTAAAAACCTGCATTAGCATTACCTGTAAATGAACCCATTCCCGGGAATAACGGGGGAGCAACTGCGCCCATACCGTTTACGACGCCTAATGTGTTATAAGCACCAGCAGACTCGTTTAATGAATGGTAATGACAATATTTTGTCAACCACCCTTTTTTGCTTTCTTCTGTGATCCCAGCTTTGCTCTCGATAATCGGAGACCAGGTATCATAGATTTCTTGTTCGTTAATTAGTTTCATGTTTGTTTTATATTTTTTTTATCTTTTTTGAAATTTTTGTTCTAACGCTGAAGCTATGTAATTCATATAATCACTTGAGTAGCCTTGGGTAGAACTATTTTCGTTTAGATTCTCATTCTCGTCCAATTTTTGAACTCCGAAAGTTTTAGTTCCTAATTGACGAGTAGACCAGAAATTCTTAATTTGGTATTCAGTATCTAATCTGTAAAAGTGGCTTTGAGCAACGATTGATTGCTTATGCCCCTCGTTTAGAGACTCCCAAATTGAAGAGTATTCTTCCGGTATTTCATCGATAAATTTAAGACCTGTTGATCCCTCGTTAATCGATTCGTTTAGTAAACCTGTTTGAGCCTTTTGTGTGTTGGCTTGAGACTGAAATCTAGTAGCAGCCTCGCTTATATTTGACTCGGTTTTTTGTGTTTTAACCGATTCAATCAAATTATCTATACTTGAAGTAAGATCTCCATAGCTTCCAGCAAATCCAGACTCATTTAGTCCTGCATGGTAGCTAACATTAACATTTTCTCTTAAGTTACCAACATTAACTGAAGGTGTACCCGAATATAATCCAGAATTATTAATAGTTTCTGAGATATACTCACTGTAATCAATACCTCTTTTAACTTTCTCAGCTAAATATTCTGAGTAATCCAAACCTCTATTTATATTTTCAGATAAATAATCCGTATAAGAAATAGTTTTACTTAAATTCTCAGCAAGATATTCGCTGTATTCAATACCATCATTTAATTTTTCAGCCACGTATCCAGTGTAAGCAATTCCATTATTAACATTCTCCGCGATATGTTCGCTGTATGCAATGCTGTTATCAACATTTTCTCCTAAATACTCAGAGTATTGAATAGAGTGGTCTAATTTTTCAGCTAAATATTTAGAGTATTCGATATTTTTATCAACACTTTCTGCTACATATTCAGTATAGTTAATTGACTTATCTACGTTCTCCGCAAGATATTTAGAATAAGAAATACTTTTATCCACATTCTCTGCAAGATATTTAGAATAAGAAATATTTTTATCTACATTCTCAGCTAAGTACTTACTATAACTAATGCTATCATCTAAGTTCTGCGCAAGATATTCACCATATTTCATTGAATTATCTAAATTTTCAGCAAGATATTCCGAATATTTTTCTAGCTTAGCTACTCTATTCTCAAGTTGATTAACTAAAGTTTTAGAGTAATCTGTATTAGATTCAGAAATTGAATTTTTCTGTTGTCTAATAGTTGTCAACTCATTTTTCATTGAATCCATTTCTTTCTTAAGAAAGATGGAATATTGGTTCAATTCATCAGCGGTAACAAATTCATTATTCTCCATAAGGGATGTTTTATTTTTATCTATTTTTAAGAGCTTATTAAATTCTTCTTTGTTTTCAACTCTATATATCTTCATTGAGGATTCATTTTCCATACCTAAAGATTCATTTAAACAAGTTAATGTGTTTATAATAGTATTATTTCTCTTTTCAAAGAATTCTTCATAACTAAAACCTGCACTCTCGTACACTCTTTCTAATTGTGCGTCCTGAAAACCAGGATCTGCAACTAAGTCATACGTGAATATCTTTTTGATTTGTACTTTCTTATCACCACCAACTGATCCAGCAGCTCTAGAAGATATAGATAGAGGAACACCAGCATCAACTAAATTCTTAGCTATTTTTCCAGCAGGAGTATCCAATAATCTAACTTTAATTTTAAGCTGTCTGTTTGACTTATCGTAATCCAATTTCTCTATAATATGAGAAATGTTTTTAAGGGAAACATCAAATTTTTCAGGATGGTCTAATTCACCAACCAGTCTTCTTTGTTTTATTTTATCTTTAAGATAATCCAAGTGAGGTAGATATTCTTTTTCCTCGTAGATTCTACTATTATTATTTTCTTTACCGAAAACAGCAGCAATACCTTCTAAGACATATTCATTTAATCCCTCTTTTTTTGATTCAAGAAAAAGCTCTTGTCTTTCAAGAATAAAAACAAGTTCTTCATTAAGTCTCCGTGTTTCTGGCATTTTATTTTTTATTTTTATGTCATTTATATATCAACAAGCATTCGAATAATTTTTATCCTTTTTATGATTATTGATATTTTATTCTTGCTTCAACTTCCTCAGCAAATTTCTTGGCTATTTCAAATTTCTCACCGTCGGTAACACTATATCTTCTTGTTTTATCACCAAATGCGGCAAATCTGTTCTTTAATTTAACTTCAGTAACCTCACCCTTAGCATCCATCATCGATTTAGCGAAACTAATTGCTTTCCAATCAGGAATACCTAATATTTCTTTCTTTTTGTTGTCTAAAAATTCGTCCATAATGTTTATACCACCACCAACGTTCTTATCTCTAATTACTGTAGAGTTCCTTTTATCTTTAATCTCTACATCCTTAGGGTCAGCCTTTAAGAAATAATTATCATCGGGCTTATCTTCCGGTTTCTCTAAATCAGGTTGTTGATCTCTTTTTAATTCCTCGTCATCTTTATTTTTATTCGGATCATCAATTATTACTGGTATTGGTTTATCTTCTTTTCTCTTATAAGCATAAACCCCTCTTTTAGGATCTTCTAAATCCTCTCCTGTAGTATTAACGTCAACACCAATAGATTCATTAGCTTTTGCCTCATACGATTCATCAGTAAGTATAAATTGGGTAAATACTCCAGCTTTATATTTTCTAAGACTAGGATTTGCGTATTCCCTATCAGTAACTTTATATATTGCTACTTTTGCAGGCCCTATTTTATCTTCGGTAGATAGTGAAGCAGTATCCGATCCTGTGCCCTGAGCATCAACATCTCCCGTTCCCTCTTCTGGATTTCCTTCCTGTTCATTCTCATCTTCAAAAATTCCTAAATTAGCTTTAGTTAACGACGAATTAAAATCAGAAAAACTTGTTATTACATCAGACGATTCCATTAAAACTCTTAAACCCTCGGAATTAAAATCATCTGACTCTTCTACTACTTCCTCTTCTCCTTTTTTCTTAATTTTTCCAAAAACATCTTCACCTCCTTCGGTTGGATAAAATACTTTTTCCAAATCACTATCAGACATATTAGCTAATTCTTCGCTTGTTATTAATCTTCCCGCTACATTAATAATATTATCCTCAGAATCTGTATAATAAAACTGATAAGTTCCTGGCGCATTCTCGTCAGATAATATTAGCTGATCCGAAGAGTTATTGTATTCTGTCATGAAAGCGCTCCAGTCACATATTCCTTGAAAATTAAATAATGCTGCTACTTTATCAATCCCGTCAACGAAAGAAAGTTTAAAATCCATGTCCTCGTTGTCAAATGTTCTTTGAATAGTTTTTCCTATTTTACTAAAAACATTAGTTGCATCCTCTGCCTGATCATTAACTATATTGCTGTTATCCAAAGCAATTAAAACTATATCATGAGAAGCTAGCTGTTTCTGAACTTCCTTAGAGTTAACCTGTGTTAATATGAATATAGAATTGTTATCTTTAACCGCGATCTTTACTAGTTCACAAGTAGTTCTTGTTTCATTACTAAACAAAAGGCTAACTGCAGCTCCACCCCAACCACCAGCTGGTTGAGACCAGCATACCGTAATAGGAACTCCAATTGGAATTTCTCCAGGATTCATCGAAATATGAGCAAAACTCTCAACTTCACCAAATCTAGGAGCTTGGTTATTACTAAACCAGTTCCACGTAGAACCAACAGCATCAATAACCATAAGTACTTCACCTACAAAAGGTATTGCTTTACCACCTGCTTTACTAAACCCTCTACCAAATCCCTTGCCAAAAGCTTTAACTGCTGCTCCTACTCCTACTTTTCCTAGCGTATAAGCGGCCTTAGCCCCTTTAAAACCCCTTGATGCTGCTTGAACTGCTATTCTCGTATTTTTAAGAACCGCCATTTCTTTGGCTATACCCCAGATACTCTTAATCTTACCCGCTGAAAATTTACCTGCTTTGCTCCAAAAACCAGGTGCTGCTCCTGCTGCAGCTTTGGCAGCCTGAGCCGCAGGGGAAAATCCTTTTATTGTTTTTAACAAGACTCTAGTTCCTATAGCTCCACCAGCTATTTTAAGTGCACCAAAAATAAGAACTCCTGCTCCTGCAGTGGTTGCTAAAATCGTAGCATCCTGAACTACCCTACCTATAATATCTTCTGGTGTATCGTCAATAGAAACAGGTCCTCCTGGAACCATCTCGGTAGTATTTATTAATGTAAATTTGGATTCAGCTGATGTTTCAGCATACCCTTCCATTTTATATGCTTTTAATGTTTCTAAAAGATTTTCCTTACTTTCAGGATCTTCTAAAACTAAAAATACAGCTTTAGCGTCACCTGTAGCTATTTGTTCAGCAGTAGTGGATTCTTTTAAAATCCCTTTACTTTTTAATGAATTGTATGCAAAGTGAAATTTTACAGCATCCTTTACGGTAGTTTGATCATCGCCACCTGATACTGGAGCGTCCCCGTCTTCGAAAAGATGTTCACCCTCAGAGACCATTCTTCCGAAATCGGCAAAAGACACAACATTTGATTCTGATATTAGAGACTCCTCGTCATATCTTTCCCTGCACTCTCTTAAATATTCAGTTAAGTTACCTGTATATTTAGAAAGGTCCTCAGAGTCTGCAACCCATTGTCTTGGATTTGCTTTCAACCAATTTGCAAAATCCTCGGATTTTGCCCACCATTGAAAATCTTCAAATGATGCTGATTCAGCATTTTCCATAGTCATTGGAATGGTAATGATCGGAAAATCGTTTCCTAAAACGTATTCTGTATTTTTTGGTAAAATGATTACTGCCATGATTTATTTATTCTGTGTAAATTTTATCGTATGATTTAAAAATAATATCTATTAACTTATTTATATATCCCTGATTCCTTAGCTTTTTAAAGACAAGATTTCCTACTGACATATCACCGCCTTTAGTTAATGACTCTCTTCTCATTTTAAATATTTTTTTCTTTATTTTTTCGCATCTTTTATAAAGATTTTTTGCATTGCTTGGTAGGTTACCTGATATCATTAACCTTGTATGCATATTTTCTATATCAGAAACTATAGATTCGTATTTCTTATTTACCTGTATATCATCAATTCTAGGAAGATCGTAAACTGGTTTTATTACCCATTCATTATTTAAAAGAGAAAATACAGCGGAAGAGTTATGCTCTTCTTCTACATCTTGCAGGTATACCTCAACATCATAGTTTCTGATTTTTATGTCATGTCTAAGATTCCATATAAATCTAACTCCGTCTATTGCTGATTTTAATATCTTGGGATTTTCGTCATCAATCCCGTCCAAGTTTACTAGTATATGGACGTCCAGATCAGAATATTTAGTGTAATTAAAATTAGCAAGGGAACCGGTTAATACAATATCTCTAATTGATCTTTCTCCTAATATATCAGCATATTTAGTATAGAATTCCTTAGCTATTTTTATTAGCTTTCTTTTAATTCTCTGATCAAATACCCATTTTATCTCACCTTTTCTGTCTTTCCTTTTATCCCAAAATGCTGGATTAAGTGAATCGTGATAATAAGGCGTTTCCTCCTCGTTAACATTATTGTTGAATGATATGTAATCTAAAACTCTGGCCACAAAAAAAAAGCTTTTCTTGTATATATCAAAGAAAAGCTTTAGATGTTATTGTAAAGTGAATATTTAACTAGGAAAGCATACCTTTAGCATAACTTCCATTACTGTACTAACTCGAGAAGATAGTAGGGAAAGAGCTGTTAACTAATTCTCTTGCTTGGTCTAATGTGCGTTTTTCCATTTTGTATATAGTTTTAATTGGTTATGAAGTAAATGTACAAATCCCCTACGTAGGAAAAAACCCTAGGCACAAAAAAAATCCCTGGGGGTTACCAGGGATTTTAATTTAATTTATTGGAATTATCTCCCGAAATAATCTTTAACCTCTTTTGCGGTAAGAAGTTCATATTCAGAATAACCATTCGTTAAAACTAGAAATTTTCCGTTTGGTATGGTGAAGACATAACTATCGTTCGGTACTTTAAAATTATCCCCTATTTTATAAAGATCGAAAACCCCCTCGCTAAAGCAAGCAAATTCAGAAGTATCTCCCATACCTGGAAGTACCTGTATACTTATTTGACTGGCGTAATCGTCTCCATACACATTGTCTTTCGGTACAAATTGTTCTAACTCTCGGATGTAAGCTGCCTCTGATAGGCTATTTATGGTACCAACTGCTAATCCGCCACCGCCCATATCGGCTATACAAATTACCCCGTTCCTGTAATCATTAGAACCTTCTCTAAAACCTGCATTAGGGTTAGGTGTTCCAATCCTTGGATCTTCTCTGAAAGATTCAAATTGTGCAATGTGTTTTGTTATGTTCATTTTTAGTTATTATTTTACCTATATATATTTTTTTTTTTTAAGTAATTTTTGGATTCTAGAAAATAATATGGTCTATGGCAAGTTCACTTGTGGGCTCCTCATTGAAAGTTTTTTCATAATCTCCATAACAGTAAGCACGTCATTCTCACAGTACTCTTTTATTTTATCATGATTTTTCTCTTTCCAAAAAACATTGCTTACCTGTGATCCATCCATAGATCCCTTAGGCGATTCTATACCAAGAGAACAAGAAAGAAGATCTAGACTTAAATATTTTTGTTGTACCCAACTACCAAAAGAAAAAACTTCAGAAGTATCTATATAGGGTATCTCCCATGGTTTTTTGTCCCATATCTGTATATTAGGAGAAGGGTTTATTGATTGGTATAACATTCTTTTTCCTAAACATGGAACATCAAAAGCCTTAATGTTATGACCACATAGTTTCCATCCCTTAATATATGCGTTATTAAAAACTTTATTTGCCTTCGATAAGATATCAATTTCATTCTCCCCGTTAAATGAGATAAATCTTTCTAAACCATCCTCATCGAAAGACCCAAATGAAATACAAACCACTTTTGCAAATTCAGGCTCTAGTGGAGATTTTTCTTCATATATTTTAGATTCACTTGCTTCAGATAAATCAGGGAAAGAATCCCTATAATATTTACATCTTTTATTCCATAGCAAAGCTAGTCTTTCGTTTTTTAAAAGAAGCTCGTCGTATGATTCATATCCACTAGAAGTCTCAACATCAAAGTAGAGATATTTTTTAATTAATTCGTCTTTAAACATGTGGTAAAAATAATTAAAATCCCCGGTATAAAAAAATTATTTAGTGGATATCTTATTGATAATAATAGGGGGTAAAGATTTATACTTTTTTAAATAATTAATGTATGTTATCTCCTTACCTAAAGAATCTAAAATAATCTCACATCGTAGTCCAAACGTAGGTATTCTCATTGTTAATCCATCGGATGGAAGTGGACTAAGAAAAATCCCATCGTTGTTAATATCCCTAGATTCCGAATGTATTATTAAAGGAGGATTACTATTAGTCCATGTAGTAGAAGCTAAATAAAGTGCTTCTCTTATCGTTAATCCACCATCATTAAAATGATGAGGTAGTGTTCTAAAGCATATAGGAAGTCCTGCATCGTAATATATTCCAGTTAAAAGATCAGTAACAGAAAAAAGACTTGGTTTGTCGTCATTAGTAACGCATATCTTAGAAGAAATTATAGGATCGAGATCCCTTATTCTCCCACAAAAAATTCTCATGGTATCTTTTCTATTTCCATAAGCAGAGCCTATTCTTATAATTATAGAAGGATACCCAACACCAATAGATTCAAGAAACCCACCAATGAAGATTAAAAATTTAGTTGTTAAAGTAAAAATACTATTAATCTGACTACCTAAAAAATAATCCTTAGTAATTAAAAAATATATTTTAATATTTTCCCGTCTTATTATTTCCTGTATTTCTAGAAGCATAAATGATGTTTCACTATCGGTCTCGTCTATAACAGAATCAAATACCGATGGATCAAAATCGATCTCTCCTGAATCTATGCAAACAGATTTACACTTAATGGATGAGTTAAATTTGCAAAGATCTGTAACTAAATTTAAAAGATCTTTGTATGAAGATATTTTAAATCCGCTACTTGTCCATGTTTTAGGTATTCCTAAATAAGAAATAGCTGGGTTGTTATCAGATATCATTTTACTTGTTATATCCGTTTATAACATTTAGGTTCCTATCCCCCTGTTGTTTCTAATCCTAGCTCGCTAGAACTATAAACTGTCTTGGAATTAAATGCTGAGCTAACAACATCGTTGTTTTTGTAATTAGATTTAGATTCAATATTACCGTGATCTCCACCCTCTGCAAATGCTATAGAATTTGATTTAACCTCTATCACTCTTTCAGTCTCTTTCCCTTTATTATAAACCTGTATAAAGTATCTATATTCATGATTATCTGGATTTCTAAAAGATCTGACTATAACCCCTATTACTTTGTCCTTAGAATCTAGAGGCTGAGATATAACAACATCGCCAATTTGGAATTCTGATCCCTTCACCGTTTTTTCTGTATTAGGATCCTGTCCAACAGAAACAGAAAGATCACTAAAAGGTTTATAGTTTATCTTAAGAACACCGCTAGCTCCACCGTAACCATAGGTGTCGCCAAAAGCACCCATATCAAAATATTCGTTTATAGATTTAATGTATTTCATCCGAATATGTATCCGAATCTGTTTGATTTTTTTGAATCTGTATTATATCTCTTATCTTAGAAGCAAATTCATATTGTTCGGTTTCTATTGCTTTTTTCAGCATACTTTCTAAATTGACCACGTCTTTATCCTCTATATTAGAAATCTCCCCAGATTTTCCAGTTTCTATGATAAAGGTTCTTTGCGGGGAGTAAATAACTTCAAGACTGTTATCTATGGATATTTCACTGAAATCTATAGCATCCTCATCGTCCGCCATCTCTTCTGTAATTCTTTTAAGATCCTCTTCTGCCCATTCGGAATTGTTCCAGAATATCATCCAGTATCCATAAATTAACTCGGCATAATCGTTTTCTACCACGTATTTAAGAAGCCCCTTAAGTTCATTTTTAATGTCATTCTTAGTTATACCATCAGAAAATGGTTTTCTTTTAACCCCGGGAATAGCAGATATTCCTTCACCTACCCCATGTTTAAAACATTTATTTACTTCAAAGATAGAATCCCAATCTAAGCTTGCAATAACTTTGTCTATAATTTTAGAATATTTGTTCTTCATGTCAAGAATTATTTTTTACCCCTATTTGATCTGCTATATCATTCATCCATAAATTATACCTCTCCGGATAAAATCTCTTTAAATCGGAAAGATCCCTCTTGGATACATTATATCTATCTCTAACAAAAAGTTCAATATTTTCCCATGAAGCTAATGGATCTTTTTTAATTTTATTTTCTTTTTTAATCGTTTTGGTGTAAATCCATGTTGGTGTTTTAGCATATCTAGAGGAAAGATTTTTTCTCCACCAATCGATTGTAGCATCTGGATTTATTTTTATTTTATTAAATTTATTAGCTATATGCGGGAATTGTATAGCCATAATACGATTAATCATGAAAAAATTCCTAGATTTATCATTTTTAGATATCTGAGCCCATTTTTTTTGGTCCTGAGAAAATATATTTTTAATTACATCAAATAATTCCATTTAAATAAAATTTTCAAAAGGATCAAATCCTTTAGGTTGGTAGTTTAAAGTAATCCATTCAGTACCTTCTAATAGCTTAATCCTATCCAGAGTAACAGATTTTTTATCTAATGATATACCTCTTTTAATTTCACCATTGCATGAATCCTTTACAAAATCAGGTATTACTTCGTAATTAAGCCACATCAGCTTAAAGTTTCTAATTATGTTTTCTCTTACTTTGTTTCTATTCTCTGTGCTATCTACTGATTTTGCTGTTCTCAATACCATACCACTAATCCAGTTTAGATAAACATCATCGCTTAACATTTTAGAAAATTCAATATTTTCCCATTCAGATAAAGAAAATGCCTCGAATACGGCATCAGCCTTTTTCTGGGTAAATCCCATAATCCTTGATCCAGATATTTGTTCCCATACGCTGGGTATTGAATCTCCCTTATCACCACTTAATATTTTAGTAAAAATAAAAGATCTACTTTCAACCTCCTCTATAGTTGATTTTTTAAGTAAAGCTTTGAATTTTTCTTTTTCGGGTGAAATTGCAGATGCCATATTAAAAATACTTACTGATTCATTACAATTTAGCCATTTGTTTTCCCATCCATTAGGAACAAATAATGTATTTTTTTTATTATTATTATTCCATATTATGGTCCAAGAATTTTCAGTTATTTCTGCTAATTGATGGAGGTCTTTATCTCCAGTTATAATCAGACAGTTTTCTTTTTTCTGTTTGAAGTAGTCCACCCAAAACATTAATAAATCGTCCCCCTCTGCTCCATCCGCCTTAGAAAAAATAAATCCCATTTTTTCTAAGTGGTTGCCAAAAGATTTCATTAGATCAAAAAATATTGTCCAGTCTGTATTCTCATCTCTGACTCTACCTGATTTATATCCACCGTCTTCTATTTCAATATCCTTTCTCCAACTTCTGCTATCACAGGTAAATATCATTCTTCCCCCTTGTGGTATTATTTTTAAAGAAGAACAGAGATCGGTAGATATTTTTCTAATAAAAGCCGATTGTTCTTTTTTATCCTTTAATATTTTACCAGGATCAACATTTCCGTATCCTCCAAAAACACCAAAAGTTTTATGAAAAATATAATTACCATCTATTAATATATTAACCATTTATTTTTTATTAAATTTAATTCATCCACCCCAAAATTAGGATTTGTTATTATATGATCAAAATCTAAAAAATTTTCAAAATCGACCCGGTCAGTTCTTAATCTTCTTTCAACATCATCTATATCTCCCCTTTCTATTAGTCTCACTTTCCTTGTGTTCTCGCTTATATCCACGTAGATAACAAATGATTTTTCCCTGTCATTTTGAGGCATTTTAGATAAACCCGAGGGGGTCATTATAAAAAGGTTAGAAGCATTAAATTCTTCGATTGATGTTCCATAGTGCCACGTGTTAAAAATTACTTTCTCATAAAAAGGAACCGTATAAAAATAATTTTCATTAACAAAATAATAATCCTCACCATTTATTTCATTATTTCTAATTGGTCTAGATGTATGAGAAACACAATATCTGAACCCCTCCTGAACTAATTGCTTTCTCAAATAGTCCTTACCCGATCCTCCCTTTCCTATTATAATAACTCTTTTGTAATTCATTATGTAGAAATTACTGAATTAGTTTTTGTATACTAAAAACTAATGAAAGTAGAGAAACCATAGGATCAATTACCTGAGTCCTTTGTGATTGGTGATCGGCAACCAGAACTATCACACCAGGAATAATATTAACTAGGTCCTTTTTGTTTTTTATTAGCCAATCAACAAATTCAGTACCTAAAGCTGACATTACATCATCAACCTTTCCTTGATATTCACCGGATATGTTTTGATAGTTTTTAACAGGATCTTTAGATGAAACAATAAGTGTGTAAATATCTTCGTAAGACCAACCAAATTCATTTATTTTAGAGATATCAATTATCTTAGTTCCTTCAATCATCCATGTCTGAACCCTATTTAATGCAGATCTAAAATCGGGATAATAATTTTTCTGAAACTCCATTAAAGAATCATCATCTATTTCAATTCCTGTTTTATTTAAAATAAGTCTTATCCTGTTATTCCATTCAAGTTTAAGTGCCTCTTCCTCTTGGCTAGAAACCGGATTAAAATCTATAACTTCAAATCTACTCTGAATAGCTTCAGGAACTTTATTTATGTAATTGCAAGTAGCTATAAATCTTGCATTTCCAGCAAACTTCTCTATAGTTCCTCTCAAAGCCTTGTAAAATTGATCCGATGCACCATCAAACTCATCCAATATGACTACTTTCTTGGATGATTTTCCATCCATGATCGATATAGTTGAGCAGAAGTCGTTTATCTTAACTCTTATAGTTTCTACTGAGCTTTCGTCAGAAACATTTATAAATAAATGAGGGAACGGAGCAGCTAAAATTTTAGCAAGTGTAGTTTTTCCGCACCCAGGAGATCCACTTAAAAGAACATTGTGGTTTAATCCATTTTCAAATATCCTAGTTATTCGAGAAGGAAGTATCATGTGCTTTAGATCTTTAGGTCTAAGCTTTTCTGTTAGCAATTCTTGTATCATATTATATTTTTTATAATTTTTTCCGTTTCCATATATTTTAAAATTAAAATTACTTACATAAACCCCTCATATCATCAGCTACGTCTTTATCGTGTCTTAGCTCCACAAATCTAGGTAAAAATAACGACCAGTTGTTGTTTTTGTCATTAATTATAACATTATATAAAACTGAACACACTTTGTTTATATGGGAATCAGGATCTTTGCTTATTTCTTGTAGATCGTGGTCAGTAAATCCAGAGCCAACCTTTACTTTAATTATTCCTTCTGAATCCTCGCAAAAGAAACCGCCGATAAAGCCTTCCCTTTTTCCTTCCCCTGGATACCATCCTGTTATTATAAGATCGCATTCATTGACCTCTTTAAACTTTACCCATGATTTAGATCTTTTACACTCATATACTTCGTCGTTCTTACATATAACCCCCTCTCCGCCTTGATCTATTATATTTTTATAAATTGAAGCTATCTGGTCCGGGGTTTCTATTTCCCACATTTGGGCTAATGTTACATTCGATCCATTTGGTATATCCTTTAGAATATTCTCTAATGATTTTCTTCTTTCTTTGTATTTTTTATCTCCCTTTCCTTTAATTAGAGTCTCGCTGGATTCTAAATCAAAAACATTAAAGATCATACCTTTTTCTATTTTAGAATCTACCTTTCCTTTAAGAATCTGTGTTACCTTTCCGCTAACAGATTTTCTGTTTAGATCGGTAAGTTCCCCATCAAAGAAAAAATCACCTGATATTCCATTTACTTTTATTGCTGTTTCAAGAGATTTAGATAATTCAGGAAAACAAGCAGAATCTAACTCATTAAAAGCTCTTGTAAAATAAGAAAATTTATGATCCTTCCAAAGAGCAATAACTCTTACCCCATCATATTTTTCTTCGCAGTAAATGCGGTCCCATTTTTCTAAGGCCTCTGGATCGGCGGTAGCTAACATAAGCGAAGGATCCGGTATTATTTCTTTACCGATTGATTTATTGATAAGCTTAGCTCCTATACCTATATTCATTCTCTTTGTAATAATTTTCATCAGAACTTCTCTTAACCGAAGATCCTCAAATTCATCATCACATATTCGCGAGGAAACTATATCTTGAGCTCTCTTCCTAAGTAAATCGTTTGCAGCTGGCACTCTTTTTAGCTCTTCTGCCAGATCTTTAAAATCATCCCAGTGGTTATAATTAATTTCAGACAAAGACTCGTTAAAAGAGATCTTATGAAGTTTTGTGGTAACAAACGGATTGAAGCAGATATCCAGTAGATACAGAAATCTTTCCGTTTGGTTTTCTGAAATTATTCTTTGTTTTGCTTTTTGTGAACCCTCTCCGGTTAGGGATTCTAGGTCTTTAAATAATTGAAGTTCCTTTCTCATTAATATTTTTTTGTAAAAATACCAAAAAACCCCGGAGATAAAAAATTATAAGGTGACTGCTCCTCCTCCTGCTTCTTCTTCTCCGCCTTCTTCTCCTCCCTCTTTCTTAGCTTTTTCTGCCTCTTTTTCTGCCTTTTCTTTATATCTCTGATTCATTTTTATTTGATCTGGATTCATTCCTAAGAATCTCTGAACTAAGAAATCAGGATCAAAATATCCTTTTTCTTCCTCACCAATCTTAATTTTTAGCTCTTTTAATCCGTTTATAAATTCAGTTCTTTTTGTAAATCCAGTAAGTTCCACCATTTCTTCAAACTCACTATCCCTGTTATAATTTAATCCTATGTTTGCTTTAAATCCTTTATCTCTAGATAGCTCCGGATAGTCTAAACACATTTGAATATAAAGGGGTTTTACTAAAATCTCTTGGAATATAGATCTTAGCCTTCTTAAAAATTTCTCGAATCTTATCTCGTCTCTTTCTAGTTGATCTATACTAGTCTGATAATTTCCAGGAGTTGTATTTTTAGAAGCAAATCTAGCATAAGGGATTTTAGAATCCATTTTTAATTTATTGAAGAAGTATACTACATTCTCCATTACGTTAAAGTCCGGTCCACTTGAATTAAGTGACGATATATCTGGGGTTTGCCCGTCCTTTTCGGGAAAAAGATAATTTTTATAAAATTGAACTTTAGGCCTTCCGTTTACTGTTAATTCCCCCGATGAATCATTAATAGATATATCTTCCTTGTAATTGGACATTAGCTGGCCAAGTGTTTGCATTGCTTTTTGTGGAGATTGACTACCAATAGGAATAATAAATTTTAAACGATAAGATGAATTCATTACGTTCCAGATAATTCTGGAATTCTCCATTATTCTTAAAATATTATATGACCGAACTAATCTTTCTATATAGCTAACCCTAGAGATAGTATTTCCCTTAGCGTAAGAAATATAAATTATCTGTTCATTAGTTAGTTTTCTTGTCATTTGTGGATTCTTTGGGTATTGGATCCAAAATTGTCTATATTCATTTTCTGCCACTTTCTCTACTACTGGTTGAAGAGAAGTAGGGTCAAGTTCTTTAAATCCTATTATCTCTCTTCCTTTATTGTCATAAATTATCTCAAATGCTAAAAATCCATCAATTAAAAATTGCTTAAAATACTGCCAACCAAGAATTGTATTTTGAAAACCAAAAACATTGTATATTCTATTATAATGGGATGATATTTTATCCTTAATCTTATCTTTTAAATCTAAATTAACGAAAGATGGCTGAGCGAAATAATTACGATCATCATATACTATCGATTCATCAGTTATTGTATCTAGAATAAACTCGATCTCACCATTTAACGAAAACTTCCTTAAATAATTTCTTTTCTCGATATAGTCCCTATCAAAATAAGCAATATATTTTCTTACTTTGGTATCTTGATAAGATGCTGTCCATTGAAAAGCATCATTCTGTGTAAATCCACTTCCTTCTTGGTTAAAAAAATATCCCTCCGTTTTACCAATAGCCTGTGAATTTCTAACAACCATATCATCATATTGCATCCCAAATTTTGCAACATTAGAAAGGTTCTTCAGGATATTACCTAAAGCTGATTGATTTGGTTTTAAAAAATCTAAAAATCCTGCCATTAGCTATAATATTATATTCTCCTTAAGTTGCAGGAGCCGTTTCTTCTTCAGTTGTTTCCTCTCCTTCTGCAGGTTTAGCTTCTTCCGCTTCGCCTTCTTTCCCTTTTTCTTTTTTTTCTTTTGCTTTTCTTTTTAATGCCTCTTTGTTAGCATCAATATCTTGCTTAGAAATTCCTAGATATGTTTCTATAAGGAAAGCATTAGAGAAAAATGGTTTTTCCTCATCCCCCATAATACCTCCTAAAGCAGCTACCGCTTCTTTTCTTTTGTTTATTATATCAATCTCCTGATTTAATTTAAATGGATTATCTGAGAAATAGTCAATACCTAATTGGCTCTTAAACATAAAATCGTCTTCCAATTTAGGATATTTATTTACCATTTGCAACCAAAGCGGTTTTGTTATTATTTCCTGAAACATTGATCTTAATCTTGAAATAAATTTTGCGAATCTTATTTCTTCTTTGTCTAATCCTTCTGCCCCGTTAGAATATGGTGATGTTGTACCGCCATCTGGATTATGAAATCTTGAAGGAGGGACCTTAGATTCAAGTATAAATTTATCAAAGAAATATGCTAAAGGAGCTGGGTCATTAAGATTTGGTCCATCTGTTGTTATAGGTTCTATGGAAGGTGTTCCGTTAACACCAGAAGGCATTAGATAATTCTTATAAAATTGTATCTTTGGTCTTCCGTCTACGCTTAATTCCCCGCTCTCATCATTTAATTGAATATCTTCTTTATAAATGCTCATTAATTCACCTAGAGTTTGCATACCTTTTTGCTGGGACTTACTACCAATAGGAACCGTCATCTTTAATTTAAAAGAAGCATTCATTACTGACCAAATTACCCTCGTGTATTCTATAATTCTAAGAATATTGTAAGGTCTTATTAGTCTTTCTATATAACTTACCCTAGATACTGCGTTACCCTTAGCGTACGAAATATAAATTATCTGCGGATCATAAAGAACTCTTTTTTTCTTAGGATCCTGAGGATATTGTGTCCACGTATTAACAAAAGATCCATCTATTTGTTTCTCTACACTAGGTATTAGTGTTACTGGGTCTAATTCTTTAAATCCAACTATTTCTTTACCCTTATCATCATAAATAATTTCAAAAGAAAGAAATCCATCAATTATAAATTGTCTAAAATATTGCCATGCTGTAATATCATCAGAAAATCCCCATACGTCATATAGTTTTTTAAATACATCATATAGATCATCCTTTAACTTTTCGTTAATGTCACTGAGATCAATAAAATCAGGATATGCGAAAAAATTAGCAGGATCATAAGAAATAGACTCGTCACATATAGTATCTAAAATCCATTCTATTTCAGGATTAAGAGAAAACTTTCTTAAGTATTCCCTTTTGCCCTTATAATCCTTATCGAAATATCCAATAAATTGTCTGGATGATATATCCTGCTTAGCAAGAGTCCAGAGCATGCTTTCGTCCTCTACGTTGGATTTATTCTTATTTAAAAATGATGCCTCGGTTACCCCAACAGCTTGAGAGTTACGTATGACCATGTCATCGTATTTCATACCGAAGGTACTTAACTTTCTTACGGAATCCCGGATTCTCTGTATAACAGGAGTTTGTCCAGGATTATTATTTTCAACAAATCCAGCCATTTCTAATTATAGATTGAATTATAGTTTTAATTTCGATTCATATTCACTATATATCCCAGATAATTTTAAGCCCTCTATTAAATTAACGGTTAAATATGGTATTCTGATCCAATCCTTGTAAACAATTGATCCCATATTCTTCATAAAGGATGTTTTAAATCCAAAAAGAGATGATTTATATCCAGTTCCTTTTAAAATTTTATTTAATTCAGTATCTTTTAAATTTAAAGGAGATGGTATTCCACCTTTTGATTCGGTAATATCATTATCTTTTAACGTTTGCTCAAATAAATCAGAGATTGTACTTATAATCTCTATTCTATATTTTGTGGGGGTAGTTACTAAATCTATTCCTTTCATTATTTTAAACCCACCAGATTCAAAAAAATCAGTACATAAAATTACAGGAAATCTATCTATAAACTTTCTTTCCTTGCTAATTTTAGAATCAGTTAAATAATTAAAATAGTAGATTTTACCAGGTATTATGGAAATCGGCTGAGTCATAAATCTTTTATTATTCTTAAAATAATCTTTTAAGAAGTATTCATCAGTCTGTTTAAAGATATCCTTCCCGCCTTTTATATTATTACGGTATTCTAAAATTAACTCCTTAAAACTCATTTGCTTTTAAAAAGAAAGTTTTCGTCTATTACACCAAATTTAAATCCTCTTTTTAATGCCCATTCTTTTGCTGCCTTAAATTTTGACTGATTCGTTATCCAAATTTGCATATTTCTGTTGTAAGATTTTAGCTTACTAAGAGTATTTACCCCTTCATATATAGGTTTTTTTGTCTGTTTTTCTGGTTTTATCTCAATGATCCAATCCTGTTCTTCCCCGTTTTCTTTTAATGCTTTTATATAGAAATCGACATTATATTTATGATCTTTCTTATCTAATGGATTATAATAATCTATCGATACTGGTTCTGAGCTCCATTTTAAAATTGATTCGTTAGTATCACAATAGGTACAAAATCTATATTCCCAAGAGGATCTATATATAATATTGTGTATATCTCCTATATATTTTTCAGGATTTCTTGGTTCATATTTACCTGACCGATATTCCCCGTTAGGTTTTACTTTCTTAATATCAACCATTAAAAATAATTTTATACGTTATATGTATTATTATCACCCGTAATATAGCTAAATGGTATAGTTCTTGGGCTTTTAGGCGGATGTATTTTTTTCCACCCTTTAGCAAAACCATTCTTAGCTATTTGCGTGAAATATGCAAACGGGTTATTTGATTTATCCGGATTGAATCTATTCCAATACTTACAAAGATCCTCCATTGCAAAAGCCATGCAATCTTCTCTGTCCTCTGGGTCTTTATATGACATTTTTTTAGATATGCCATTTATCATTAAATTAAACATATAAATTGTATCCGGTGTTAAATGTCCTTTTTGTTTAGATTCCACTACCGCTATCAATAATTCGCTATTTTTTACATATTCTTTAGCCATCAATATTTAATTATTTTTGTTTGTTTGTTATCTATTCTACCGATAAAACACGGAAAGATTTCAAAAAAAATGTAGTCCTATTTGAACTACATCCCTTTGTGTTTTTTATGATAATTATTCTTTTTCTTCCTCCGTTTCTTCTTCTTCTTTCTCTGTTATTTCTTTACCCGTTGGTGCTTTACTTAAAGTGCCTTTAGATGATTGTATAAAAGAAGCTCCTGGCTTGTTTTGGTTTTCCGCCTTGGGCGCAAAATAGAAGTTCCGACTAAGATTTTTTTTTACATCGGCGTTTTCCTCGTTAATATATGAGAAAAAATCAAGAATTTTATTTGATGACATATCTTAAATTATTATTCTTCATTATTCATAGTTGAATTATATCCATGTAAAGAATCCATCTTTATATCAATCGTTCCTTTGTGGTCTCCAGGGGCTTTAGAAAATCCATGTCCTTTTGAAAAATTAGTTAAAAGCTTCTTCTGATCTGATAAAGACATTTCTGATTTATTAAGTCTGTTTCCGTTTCCACTTAAAATACCAAAATTTTCTTTAACCTCTTCTTCGGAATCATCATCTTCAGCTGAATCCGAATTATCCTCTGCCGCTTGACTGAGTGCTTCCTCTAAATCGGTAATTTCACTTATTAAAAAATCTGATGTTTTTCCAGTATCTAAAAGAACTGTATATCTTCCAGATGTAGCATCTATTGAAATTATCTTACCAGTATCACCGGATTCTTTAACTTTAATAAAATCACCAATGTTAAATTTCTCATCCTCGAAAATTTCTAAAGAATTTTCTAATTCTATAGTTGATTCGGATGAAGATATTTCTAGATTAATTTGGTTCCATTTTTCCCTAAGAAATATAAGTTCTCCCTCTAAAAGTTTTTTAGCTTTCATAATCTCAGGAGAAGCAGAATACAAAGGATTATTTGACATTAAAGATTCCAATTTGTTTATTTGTTCTTCAACTTTAGAAATATTCCCGATAACTTTATCTCTATCATTTACCATGATAGATTTAATCTTATTTTCTCCAACTAAAAATTCGGTTAATCCTTCGGAAATATCATATCTCATAAATTCTTTAACCATTGATACTGCTTGATTACCAGTAACCTTATAAATTGAGTTTTCATTCATTCCTTGGTTAATCTTTTGTAGGTAAATCTGCTTGTTCCATTTGATTAAATTAATAGCGAGTCCTTCGAATACATTAGAAGATATACTCTTAGCAAAATCAAGTTCAACTATATTTCGGTAATTTGTGTAAAGTCTCATAATATCGGAAACTACTTGAGTTTCATTTACTGCAAAATACGTAGCTGATTCTAATCCCAATATTTTAGCTAAGCCCGAAGGATCACTAAATCTGAGTTTTCTTTTCCCTAAATAAACCGATACTTCTTCTCCTTCTTCTATAATTCTAACCGTACTCTTACCTATTTGAATAAAAATTCCTTCCTCGTTAATTCTAACGTAAGGCTTATTAAAAGATTCTATTAATTGAATATAATCGCTAGATAGTCCAGTAACTTCTTTCTTTGTTAATTTCTTAATTGCTGCAGAATTAGACTCAAAAACATTTCCACCTAGATAGAAAATAGATTTATCACTTCCTAACATAACAGGAGAGAAAACTTTATATACACTAGATTCGCCTTGAGCTATACTAGGAATTTGTAATTTTCTATTATCATTATTTTCATTAAGATTTATAAAGTTAATTAGGTTTCTAACCACTGGATTAAATGACCATCTAGAAATATTCTTAACCAATAGAGCATTTGATTTACTCTCCAAAATTAACCACTCATTAAGAGTATCACTAAGATCGGAATAGAAAGCAGAGCTACCTGAATTTTTAATTGTCTCAATAACTTTAGAGACTTCTATTTCTCTTGAAAGTACTTCTAATTTTTCAGTAAGCCCGTGGGAAACAGATTTAACTGTATCATCCCAGTTTAGCGGCTGAATGTCATTTAAAAAATTATGAATTAATGCAAATTCGGGTATTTTATTATTTATTATAAGATTCCGGTATTGCTCACATATAATTCTAGCTTTAGGGTAGGTATAAATAGATGTTGTTTTTATCATATCTATAGATTCTAATATCCCAAGATTGTTAACCTCGTTAGATTTTATAAACTCTTGAGCTGCTCCGTCAATTGAGCTTATACTATCAAGTTCGCTCAGGAAGGATGCCTCTTCGTTGAAGAATTTATTACTTATTTCCTGATAAAATAATTTTGCTTGGTCAAGTAATGATTTCTTAGGAACTGCTAAGAAAAAAATTTCCATTATTTTTTTTAGAGTATTGATACCAACTATACCGTCCGGTGTTAATTTATATTTTTTCTGGAAAGCTTTAACTGCATATAATAAGGAGTCACCAAAAATACCATCAATAGGTTTAACCCCTAAGTATTTTTGTAATTCTTTTACTCTTTCTCCTTTATCTCCCTTTTTTAATGGCTTATAAGCTTTCTCTATTGCAGCTTTATCCGTTAATGCTTCATTTACAAAGGATTCATCTTCGTTGCAGAATTTATCCCTTATCATCCCATAAAATAATGATGCTTGGTCAGCTAATGATTTATCAGGAACTAATGCATGAAAAATTTCTATTATTTTTTTTAGAGTATCAATACCAACTATACCGTCCGGTGTTAATTTATTTTTTTTCTGGAAAGCTTTAACCGTAGATACCAAAGATTCACCAAAAATACCATCAATGGGTTTAACACCTAAGTATATTTGTAATTCTTTTACCTTTTGTCCTTTATCCCCCTTTTTTAATGGTTTAAAAGCTTTATCTATTGCAGCAGGATCCGTTAATGCTTCATTTATGGTGCCGTATGAACCAGAATTACCTAACGTTTTATTATTATTTATTCCACCCCAAGACTCCATTATGGAATCTGCAACTTTTCTAGAAGCTTCCATTTCTTCATTCCTTATAGCATCAAAATGTGTTTGAATTTTGTTTTCGGTGTCATCGGATATATTATGATTCTCTAAAGATTCAATTAATAGATCTTTAGAAACGGATCCCCCGTTAATGAAGTTTTCACAAAGGGCTTTAACCTCCGATGATTTTGTTATGTTTTTTAGCTTTTTTACTTGGTTTAAGAATTCCATAGTTAATTTTTTTTTTCAGATTATATATCCAAATTGAATATAAAACTTTTACAGTATATATTTAACTTCATACCTGTTTTATCTTCCGATTAGAATCTCTAATCTTATTTTTATATCAGTGTGTGGGTTACAAAAAGTAATACCTCCTTCTTGTTGGGTTGTTCCTGGTTTACTTAAGTTCCATCCCTCGTGACCGGCATCTGTTGTAGATGTTCTTTTACCACTTAAAATCATAAGTTCCCCCATGTAATAATCTTTTCCTTGATATGTCCAATTTAAATATTTTTTAGATTCAACTACAGTATTAGGAAATATTGCCTTCACTGCAATATATGAAACAAATCCATATTCATCGGTTACATCAGGTTGGCTTAAAAGATAACAGGAAGACTCGTTTAGTATTGCTCTATTCCTAGAAAAATTTTGTACCTCTAATGAGAGATCAGACATGCTTAAATATTGCTGAGGATTATTTGTTTCTCCTGTATCCAATACAAGATTTCCCCGATAAAATCGAAATCCCTCTAGTACTTCGTACGGACATGTTATGGGTTTTGTTGCCATTTTAATTTGCTGCTATTACTATTAACTTGACATTATAGTCAGTAGGATTGGTAAATATAAATCCACCGTTGTAGCTATTAGCACTACCAGTGTGACCATAAGTAGAAAAAGGATCAACGTCCCAGCCTCTCCACTGGGATCCGTTCTTAATTGCTCCAGTTAGGACCATAATTTCTCCCATTATATTTCTTTCGTTTGCCTTATAATCCCAGAAAAGAACCTTCTGATCTTCCGTTGTTTCTGGTAGATAATGTGCTCTTGCTATTAACATAGAAACTTCCCCAGTAGTACCATAAAAAGATCCAGGATCTAGATTTGCTGATGATCTAGGACCAATAATCATTGACACCTTCTGAAACTCAGAAAAATTCTGGAGAGGATGGAAAAAATCAATTAGATCTAGGTAATTTAGTGTTTGCGACTGTTGTACTACCTTAAATGATTCCTTTATGAATTTTATTTCAACAGGGTCATTGAATCTTTTAAGAGTTGCTTCAACCCTTTCTAAATCAAGTGTTATTTCCGCTATATTTGTATATCTTGTAACAAATCCTCCGGTTGATCCACCTAAAGGATCTATTGGATATGCTGCACTACCTCCCGAGAAAAATTCCGATCCAATCTCTGAAGCACTTCCTCCGTAAAAGTCATTATTTTGGTTTTCTGCCAAGTTTATTTATTATTTTAATCTAGTAGGATCCTCGTATATAAAGTTATTCCTGTTTTTTCTGATATGATCTTGCTGTGTATTCTGGTTATCCAAAACATCATCCTCTGTTATTATTTCTTCCTCTGCAGTATTTATAATTGCTTCATCTTCTAAGATATCTATATTTATCACATTATCTTTTGCTATTTCTTCATCTTCATCTGGTTTAATATAGTCAACTAGGGATTTAATAAATCCAAGAGCTACGAAAGGAAGAATTGCTCCACTTATTATAGATAAAGTTCTTTTCTGATAAATTAACTCCTCATCAACTAAGCCAAAAAGTTCGATCCAGGAATTAAAATTGTCTAGATGCGTATAAGCATAATATGTATTCCCCATTGCCTGCATAGCAGTTAAAAGAATAAAAAGTGTCCAAACCATTGTTTTGTTCATTTTATCTAAAGCTATAAGACTAGCTAATGAAGCAGCAGCACCTATCTCAAAAGCAATAGCTAAAGCTATAGACAGCCATTCTGGATTAGAGAGTCTAAAAAAATCAATAACATGTATCGTAGAAATTATGGAAACAACTAAATATAGACTAACAAATGTTGTTATGATAAAACCACGAACTAAATTAATCCTTTTCACTCCTGTTAATTTTATTTTTTATATCAGATAAAGATGATCTACCTTTATCAAAATCATCTTCGTAAATAAGAAAATTAAACATGGTCTGGTCCATTTCATATTTAACCTGATCCCTTGTAACCATTGTATTCTGCACAGAATCAATTTTTACAGTTATGATTTTTACATTTTTTTCGATTTTGTCTATATCTCTTCTAATGCCGCACTGTCTAAAAAAGATAATAATTATCAATAAGAGAACGATTGCCCAGTAATTTGTTTTAATTTTTTCTAATATTTTCATGATTAAACGATTTTTACTATTTATATATCCAACTTAAAAACTATAGCATACAAAAAAAGCTAGAGTATATCTAGCTTTTTATATTTTAGATTAACCTAAAGTAATGCCTTGCATAGCAGCAGCTAATTGTTTTTCTAAATCTTTAATAGTTGAAGCATCAGTCTTAGCATCATTTAATGCCTGATCGAAAACTTTATACATTTTGATAAAATTCTCTGCACTAATAATACCTACCCCTTTTGATTTACTAAGAAAATAGTGGCTTGCCTCTAAAGGAAGTGCACCAAGATAAATTACGCCATCTTTAATTCCAGCTTTTTTAATTCTGGCAATCTGTTTATTGATTTCGATTATACCTAAAGCTTCAGTAGAATTCCATTCCGCTGTTTCTCTCATAAATGTCTCGTATTCATTAAATACCGATTCAGAGCAAGTTACTGCATACACTTTACTTTTAAGTTCTTCCTTTTTATCGCTTATCTGCTTCTCTATTAGCTCAACCATATCGGAGTCAACAATTACGTTACCGTCAAAAGATCCGGATTGTGAGTTTTCGAAATCTACCATTGAAGATCCACCTGGCATTTCAATAGGATTTGTGTTTAATTCTTGTGCTTTTTTCTTTGTCATTTTTCTATTTTTTTATTTTTAGTTATTTTTTACGTTTTTGTTTCTAATCTATTTTAAAAATATCAAATTCTGTTCTGTTCTGATTAAGATATGCTCTTAAAATTTCTCTAAAATCTTTAGCTGGATAAATCTTAGGATCTTGAGGACCTAAATGAAGAAGAAACCCACTCTCAGTATCTATACCGATTTCCTCTAATATAAGACGATATAAACTTATCTGAATCGAATATTCATTATGATCGTTCGCATATAAATTATTAAAAGGTCTAAGCAATTTTTTAAATCTTCCCTTAGGGTGTTTATCATCTTTAAATTCACCGTTGGTTTTCCAGTCACCTATTATTAAATGTACCTTTTCTGTTAAAGGATCAAGCAAAAGTAATGGCTGATCGATTGTACCTGCAAGTCTCCATTTTTTAGAAAATATCTTCAGCTCGGATTTTAATGGGGTTAGCTTATGCAATCTTTTTTTATATACATCCATAAATTTTAGTACCCTATTTCTAACATCCTCGTCATCGGGAATTTCCGGATTTTTCCCCGACCAAAAATCCTCTATAAATTTATGAACTACCGTCCCAAGATTTCTCGACACATCCCCTTTAGTTTCCCATTCATTTAATATAACGGAAACATCTACTCCCCTTTCCGATGCTTTCCTCGCTGACCAATAATCCTTATCAAAGGCAACTTTAAATACTTTAATAAAAGTAGTCACTGAATCATATTTTACTCCTGAATATCTATAAACATGTGATTCCTCGTGGAATGTAAAGTTACTATCCTCATAGATTCTCAGCTTTTCCTCTATTTCATTCTTTTTTAATAATACTAGATCTTCAGACATTATAAGCTATATTAAAAAAATGACAATAAAAAATCTCTATGATAAATCATCAAGGATAAAAGTGTTATCTCTGAAATAAATCTTAAAATCCAAAGCCAGGTAATATGTCTAAAAAGAAACTGATAAACAACAAGGTATGATTCATCATCTGTTCCTTTAACTGGTTGTACCCACATTGTTATAATCTCCTCCAAGTTAAGGGATTTAAGGTATTCGTTTATTGGCTTTATTTCATTTACTACAAAAGAAGGTCTGGATTCTCTAGGTAAGTCTACAGAAGCAAGAACCTGTAAAGGAAGATTAATAACAGTATAAATCCTATTTAAATTGTCTTTTCTCAAGTTTATTCTCTTCCATGTTTGAGAATTCTTTTCCTCTGCTTTTATAATTCTAGAGTAATCCCTATAGAGTTTTATCTCTTTTATAATTTTAAAAATTCTAAACATACTTCTTTTTATATTATATGCTAATGTGGTTTATTGTTTCCCAACATTTTTTTCCTAATTTTACATCTGGCTCTTCTAATTCTAGTTGCTATAGATCTTTTTTTGATTCCATATTTCTCAGCAATATCTTTATACTTCATGTTATTAATCTCCCTATCTATCATAATATCACGATAAAGCTCAGGTAAATCCCTAATCTCATCCAACACAGACTCGTATATTTCATCGACACTGTTTTCCTCGCCAAATATAAAATTATTAGGATCTTCCTCCATAAGATATACTCCACCTAGATCACCGATTTCATTTTTGGAGGACAAAAAATCTAACTCTGAATCGTTATAGGAAAAATATCTTTTTCTTGATTTCAATAAAAGAAGCGATTCGTTCCTCGCTATATTATAACACCACGTTGAGAAATTTCCCCTCTCCTTATCATATTGGTCTATTTTTAACCAAATCTTAGCCATTGTGTTTATAAAAGCATCTTGTGCTAATTCATTTTCCTTCATTATAAGAAAACAGTGATTTAATACACCTGGTCTTAACCTGTCAAATAATGGTTGAAATTGTTTATCCGATCTCGTTTCCATAAAATCCTCGGCTAGTTTCTGTATATTTTTCTCCATGTAATATTAAATATTAATTTTTATTATTTCTATTCCAGCTTCAGCAAGAAAAGATAACGATTCGGTTTTTCTATAAATCTGGTTAAAAACTACTCTTTTTATACCAGATTGTATAATAAGTTTTGAACATTCATAACAAGGGGATAATGTAACATATAAAGAAGAGCCATCAGAACTTTGAGTTCCCCTAGCTAATTTAGTTATAGCATTGGCCTCAGCATGAAGTACATACGGTAATGTTATTCCCTCTGTTTCACATATATTAGGAAATCCAGTAGGCGATCCGTTATACCCGTCCGAAATAATTGCCCTATTATTTACTATTAAACAACCTACTTTTTTTCTTTCGCAGTAAGAATTCTTTGCCCAGGTTTTAGCCATTTCTAAATATATCTTATCGCTTTTATGTTCAATTATAAGTTCGTTATAATCAGAAGTAAATACCTTGTAATAAAATAATCCATCAGAATCTTTAAATTTTACAATCTTCCAATTAAAATTACTAAAAAAAATATCGTCTAAAAAAGATAAATCGTTAGCTTTAAACTCATTAATAGATTTTTCTTTGGTCATATAAAAATTATCAACTATAGTAGTTGCCAAATGTAATTATAAGTTTAGATAAAAAAAAATATTATTAAATTCTTTTTGAATTTGGTCTGAACGGGGATTCCGTAGAGGATACCATCAATGGTCCCTCTAATAGGGATGCTATTCTATATAATATTGACTTCATATCATCTATATCCGTTTTTGATAGATTTGTTTCATTCTTATTGGGGGTTTGCCCAGTAGTTGATTCGGGTTTTAATTTATCTGCTTCACCTTTATTATTAACTATAGATTCGCTTGGATTGGTCTTAATATTTTCTGATGTTCCAGGATCATTTAATATAGCGTTGTCCGATTTTTTTTCCTCTGATTCTATTTTTTTAGGGTCTATTTTTTTAAGGGGGAGTACATCTGAAATTAATTTTGTACCATCCGAGTTATCTACAGATGGCTTATCGTCTTTAAATAGTTTTGATTCCGATAGTTTATCTAAACCACTCTTAATTCCTATATCTGATGCTTTTTTTAATAATGGGTTATTTATCTTTATGTTTTTAGAAAGAAATTCTGACGCCTTTCCAGTAATTCCAGAAATATCCATGCCTTTTAAAGCCTCCATTCCAGATTCTTTCAAACCCCCTATTAAACTGCTAAATTTACCCCCACCCTCCGCTTTATTTTCTAACCTTTCTGCTTTTTTTTCAGTCCTAGATTTATCTTTAGCTATTTGTTTTTCTGTTTTACCTTTTTTTTCACTAAGATTTTGATCCGCACTAATTAATTTTTCATTAGATAAAACATTATTTCCTTCTTCCAATTTAACAACCTCCGGTCCTTTTTCACCAACCAGATAGCTTCCCGTTTTATCGATTGTTCCGCCTTCGGCAAATGCACCTAATATTTTCTTACCAAATCCACCCGATAATATATCCTTTGCTTTACCACCAGCCCCCTTTACTTTATCAGTAATATTTTTAAATTTCTCTCCCGGTAGATCAACACCTAATTTTTCAGTTACACCACCTAAGTCTTTTGTGAGCCCCTTTATTCCACCAAATGATCCTTTTATGCTCTCAAAACTTTTAGGGATATCTTTTAAACTTTTTATATCTCCTATGCTTTTACGTATTTCACTAAATGATTCAGTTGCTCCTTTAAAATCCTCTCCCATCTTCTTACCAAATCCACCCGATAATATATCCCCTACTTTACCACCAGCTCCTTTTACTTTATCACTAATATTTTTAAATTTTTCACCTGGTATATCAATACCTAATTTTTTAGTTATACCACCTAAGTCTTTTGTGAGATCCTTTATTCCACTAAATGATTTGGTTATACCCTCCAAACTTTTAGGAATATCTTTTAAACTTTTTATATCCCCCAGGCTTTTACCTATTTCACTAAATGATTTGGTTGCTCCTTTAAATTCATCCCCTATTTTCTTAAAATCTAATTCTTTAATGTTCTTAGTAATATCACCAAACCCTTCCGATAATTCATTAAAGTTTAGATTTTTTAAATCCCCACCTAATTTAGTTATAGTGTCCTTTAAATTTTTATCAGTATCCTTATTCGATTTTTGCAATTCTTCGTTGGTATTGGTATTTGTTTTTACCACACCGGTCAGTTTCTCTATATTTCTACTGAGATCCAGCATCATAGCTGTTAGTTTAGGATCTGACATATCTGTATATATTCAATTATCACTTGGCTGAAAAATTAAATAATTGGGTAACCCCGCTTTCGGCCTGTGCTTCTGTATTTTTTTTCTCTATGGTATCATTTAGTTTATCTATCCATATTTGATATTCATAAAAAGGAATAGATTCCAGCCAATTTGGATCTATCTTATGTTCATACCAAAGTCTAAATTTAATATCAAAGAAGTTCTCTAAAGATATCTGAAATAAGGAAAAGAGATCTGATCCCTCCGGGAAAGTTAATATCAGCGATGACCTCCCCTTCACCGCAAATATAGCATTTATGTTTAGCCTCCAATTTTGTTCCTATTTTAATCTTTTCAGAAAGTCCGAAATACAAACTATATTCTTCTTTCGTCCAGAAATCCGATTCCCTTAATTTTAATTTAATTTTATCAAAAGTTAAATTTCTCCATTCGTTAAAAATAAAAGGGGCAATCTGAATAAATCCCTCATCGATCTTGTTATTTATAGAATATTCTTCCCTAATAAAATCCGAAATAGCCTGGGTAACACCTATACTGGGAACGAACATTTCTATATTTTTATTAGTTCTCTTAATAGTAAAAATAAAGCTTCTTGTATCGTTATTATAATATTTCAAAATATCACCCTCTATTTCATATGAGTTTAAAACACCTGTTCTTAACTCTAATCCCTCGTTAATAGTACATTCTGGTGTTTCTTTACATTTTTTCTTTGTTTTAAGTATAATAGAATTTTCTCCTCTTACAAATGTTAAATCCCTTATAGCCATAATAACAAAAAATCTATCCTCTTGTTTTAAATCTTTATACGAAACTACACCTTCCTGAGCAAATTCCATTCTAAAGCATCTATCTAAGATATAACTAAGTTTTTCTTCTATGCTTAAATTATCGTCATCATCTATCGTAGAAAAATGTCTGATTTCTCTTACCTCAGCAGCTCTTATTGCAACTCTTGTTTTATCTGGATAAAACATTCCTTTAGATGGTAATATATTAACCGGGAGGTTCTTCCAGCCGTTATCAAATGATGGAGATTCTGGGATATTCTGAGCCTTGCCTAAAGAATCCTTATTTAAACCCTTATCTGGATTTACTATATTTAATTTCTTTTCGATAGGTTGTTCCCTTTCTGGTTCAGTATTATTAATGATCTGACCATTCTCGATTTCAGATTTAACCCCTGCCTCTTTTTCTATTGTTACTACCGATGATTCTCCTTTATTTATATGATCATCATATTCAATTCCACCTTCTATTTCTTTCATTCTTAAGATCTCCCCGGGGGATAGTTTATTTTCCATAAAATTATATTTTTTCTATTATATAACAGAAAACAGAAAAAGAGGCCAATTTGACCTCTTTTTTTTCATATTTTTTTATAAAATTATTTAGATAAACGTATCTTCCCAGTAATCACAGATCCAACTAGCAGTAATATTATATATTGCCGGGGTCTCGTAATCCAATTCCATGGCATTTACAGCTTCACTTAAAAAGCAAGAAGGAATTCTTATTCTTCTAAAAACGTCTCCCCTTTTATTAAATACTTGAATTACCATAGATCCGACATAATCAGATTTAATACCCATAGCTCCAGTTAAAGGGTTATAAATTAAATCCGACCATTGTCTTAATATTTTATAAACAGTCATAGAATTTTGATCATTAAGGTTGACCTCGAATTCCATAGAAAGTGTCATATCTGAAGTAGAAGGCTCACCTCCTGCATATCTTCTCGTAGCAAATTTATAGTTTTGCTCTATAGTTGCTGAAGGAGAAATATCTACAGTTAAACCTGTTATAGACTTAACCTGTTGAGCTAATATACCTTCCCCATTAAAAGTAGTAGCTGAGTCTACTATTCCTGACGGAGGATTTATTATAACCTCAAACTGATTTAAATAAACAGGTTCAAAGTTACTTATACCTGCTTTTGAATTGCTAAAATGTGGTAGTCCTGCCATTTATTTAAATTCTTTTTTATAAAAATAGGTCTTCCCAATAGTCAACTGCCCATACCATATCATCTATCTTGTATAGATCAGTTGATGTATAGTTTAGGTTCATTGGAGAGATTGGCTTTGTAAGAAAGCAATCTTTACAAGTAATCCTTCTAAAAACATCTCCTTGTTTATTAAAGATGTTAACTACTACAGTTCCTACATAATCATTCTTTAATCCCATTGCTCCTGTTAGAGGATTGTAAATTAAATCAGACCATTGTCTTAATGTTTTAAAAACATACATTGAGTTATCGTCATTTAAATTAACCGAAAAACTAACGCTAAGGTCAAAGTATGTCTGATCTGGTTTAGCACCTGCGTAATTTCTTTTAGCAAACTTAAATTTTTGGGTAGCTAATCCTGGATTTTTATCCAAAGAAAGTCCACTTACTTTGGATACATGTTGAAGTAATATCTCGCCTCCAGCAACCGCTGCCGGGGGAATAATAGTAACCTCAAATTGATTCAAATAAACAGGTTCAAGCCTATTTATTGATGATAACGAATTTGAAAAGTGGGATAATCCTGCCATAATTAATTATATTTATCTACCTTCTTTAAAAATCATAAATTATACAAATTGTATAAATCCTCCAGAAGCAATTCCGCCTGTTCTAGTAACAGTTATTCTATTAATAAACTTCTGAATTCCTCTTGCTGGTTCTATTATGACATCAATTATACCCATATTCATATCTATAATTGCAGGGGTATTATTAGAAGCATCCATAATTGTTTGGTAAGCATAAATACCTCCTCCTGCTCTAACACCATCTAGATAGTTGTCTACAAGTGTTTTAATCTCTAATCTAATTGAATCCTCATTAAAATCGAATAGGTAATTAGCCAAAATTTCCTGTACGTCATTTTCAACACTAATTAATAGATCTCTAACGTGAACGAGATTAAATGCTGAATTAACTTGCTGATAAGCAGTTTGATTACCAAATATAACTACACCTATTCCTCTTCTTTTAATAATTGGATTAATTCCAAAAGGTTCTAAATTCCCTCTGTCCTCTTCAGTGAAATCATATTCAACTCCTACTATATTACCTCCACTAATTACTCCCCTCTTTTGTCCTGCTATAATAGCATAAGGTTCTCCGTTAGCAAATTTTCTAAGGAAATTATTGGAAACGTATGCTGCAGGAGGTACTTCAATATTTCTATTAGATTCTCTTACAGTAATATAAGGTGAGTAAAATGCTGCATATTTAGCTCCATCAGCTTCACTAGGTAAACTAAATGTATAAGATGGATTTAAAGATAAATTACCACCCTCTGCTATATAAGAAGTATTTAATCTTGGATAAGGATTAGCCGCAGTAGGTGCATCAGTAAATCTTGGATCTGTGCTAGCTCTAAATTGTGCCATAGAAGGGGCATTTATAATAGCCAACGCCTGTTGTCTTAGTAAAGCCAACCTAGAAAGCTGATATTTAGAACTTGGTAGGATCTGGCCAGAGAAGGTATCAATAATATATCGGTAAGATATAACGTCCTTAGCTGCTAATGTCTTAGCAATATTTGTTTCGTACATAACATCAAGAATTCTTGATATCCTAGCATCACTTCCATTTGGCCTGTGTAGATCATTCATTAAGAATCCACTTAAATATGTGAAATCAAAAGATCTTGTAAACTGAGCTATTGATTTAAATTTCTGAACTCTAACCCCGTTTCCTGAATTATAATAAAAAACTGGTCTAGCTGATGTAACTCTGTATGTTCCAGAAGTAGTTGTAGAGGAAACTGTAGTAATCTTAGCTAGTCTGTTTTGTATATTTCCCGTAGAAGGCTCACAGATATCAAGATCAGTCGAAACAACCAAATCACCAACCGAGAAAGGTGCGTTTCCGTTAACATCCTGAGTTACAAGGAAAGTTGTTACGTCAATTCTTGTACAATCTACAAATTCGTTTATTGATCCTTCCTGAGAAATTATATCGATATTCTGGGATCCTACTGTTAATCCAACGTTATTAGATGCGTAAGATGTACCAAATGCAGTTATATTTGTTACCGTGGTCTCAGATAAAGAAACATTGGTATATGCTCTGGTATTAACATAATTGAACTGATCCTTATCTACTGTCTGCTCAAACTCTAGATATTGTACGCTGGATCCACTACTGTTTGTCCAGATTATGTCGCTATTAGTGATTTCAGCATATTTATTGTCCTGGTATAATTGGGAAGCATTATACCCAACTAATACGTTAGAAACACCAAGAGGTGCGCTAGGTCCAGTTACCCCGTTAGGTGTAGCTGTGCTAACTATATCAACATAATCAGAATTACCAAATTGATAAGCATTGGTATAGAAAGGTTGATTACTTCCAGATGCTCCGGTATTGTAAGAAGTTAGGTTGTATGTAGGTGTTACTGTAATACCTTGTGATCTGTAGAATCCAGTATCTAATGGGTGAGTGAAGAATATTCTTAATTCCCCCGATACGTCCCTAGTGCCAGTTACTTTTAACTTGACTAGATCCGCCTCTGAAAATTGATTTATTAATCCTCCGGTTAAACCTCCAGTATACCCAGAGACAACTCCTAAAATAAACTTTTGATCATTCGAAGAGGATACTGTTAAGAAAGTCTTAAGCTCGTTCTTTTGAGCTGCAGTTTGTAAATACCCAGAGGTAGCACCAGTACCTGATGTTTGAAGATAATGTAGTCCTCCATCAAAAGCATTAGGATCGTAAGTAGCAAAAGATTGATAAACAACCCCTGCAGTCGTACCAGCTACATCTTGTAATGTGTATAAAGTACCAACCTTTGCTCCCGATGTGTAAGCGGTAGCCCCAGTAGCACTAACAAATCCAGTTGCCCCAGTTACGCCAACTACATTTTGTGTATATAGGTAATCAGCAACAAGAACCTGATCATAGCTTAAGAAATTAATTCTAGGACTAGCTAAATCGCTATCTCCAGTTAATTCGTCAATCAGATGATTTCCAACTAAATCTAATTTCGATCCATTAGTACAAATATTATCGAATGCTTGTTCGTCTATAGCACAGAATAATCCTGTAGATGGAGTGCTATTATTAACTAGAGTCTGTATGTATTGATTTATCCCATTAAGATCTACGAAATCAGGTATAATGCATCCAGTAACCGAGGTAACAATAGAAACATCGGGCTCCGATAAAAAGCTATCTATTCTACTTTTAATAAATCCATTTTCCGTAAAATAAGTGCTCCACTGAGGATCTATAGATAGAGATTGGTAATTTGTCCAATCTCCAAAAACTGCTATGACGTCAATAAAATAATCAGATATGTAATCAAATGGATGCATGAAAGTCGGAACGTTATTAGCTCCATACCAATCTATAGCGAATATATCATATCCTCTAAGGGGTTTAGATGAATCCGTTGATTTTCTAACTATAATGCTCATCGGGGATTTACCCAAATTAACCAAGCTAAATAATTTACCCTGGTCAGAAACACTAAGTGTAGCCAAGAAATAATTAGGATCAGCGAACCAAAATCTCTCCTTATTATAATAGGATGAATATAGTTTACTCGTTACCACCCCGTTATACTCTTCAGTGTCAAGTGAATATGCTTGATAATCAACCTCATCAGGGTTAGCTGAATCGTAATCATCATTTAATTTTAAAAGATTTAAAGCAAACACTGGGCCTGCATTTAAACACGTTAATATGGACCTTTGAAAAAAGGATCCTTTATTTTCTAAAGATCTATCGATCTCTCCAAAAATAGAAATTAGTGTAGTCACATCTGGTATATAAACCGGTGTATTAAAAGGTCCCTTATTAGAAAATCCTACTACCAGACGTATTGTCTGGGATGTAAGAATTACATTTTGGGACGCATCAAATTCTAGGGTATAAACCCCGGATGCTCTAAACTGAGAGTAATCTATTTTTACCTTATTTGCCATTACATTAAAGATATTTTTGCTTCTAGACTATATATCAAAAATAAAATAGTAATTGTTGGGGGGTTTTATAAATATCATTTTTAGAGTAGATTATTGAAATCTTGATAATTTTTACCGTCCTTTGTAGAATAGCCTTTCCCACCTTCATTAGAGAAGTCAGATTCTAATTTTTTAATAATCATATCCTTGTATGCGTTGTCCTCCAATTCATCAAATACCTCCCCTACTATTTGATTAAAATAATAACCATCGAATAATCCCGGTAAATTTACGAGCGTCATAGCAACATCATCGTGACCGCTCTGGCTCGAATAAGTTCCTGAGTTATTTAAACCAAAAGTGAATAATTCAGGAATAGTCCATTTTTTATCATTAACCATTATTCTGTCCCTTCTCATTAGACTTCTAAGAAGTTCGCAGTATTTCATTTTGTTCTTCTCGTTGTACTTGATGCCTGGTTTTAGTACTCTTGCAGATTCAGTGTGTTTAGTAAAAAGAAACATTTCATCATAAAAATCATCCCTCTGGGAAAGCTTATCATAAACTAATTCCCCTTTGTAATTCATCTCTAAAGCTATTTTAACTCTATCAACTTGAAAAACTTCAGAACATAAGATTTGTAAAAACCTAGTAATGTCTTCAAGTTTAATCTCATTGTCCCTAAAAACACCAATCTGGATTAAGCCAAAAAAATCTGCTTCGTCTTCAAATTCTTCCATTTTTTCTATAACAACCTTAGGAAGAGGGGTAACTTTAAATATATTTATAACAGTAAAGTCACCTTTTGCACCGCTACTAAGATCTACAGAAAAAACAAATTTCTTCCCCGGTAGATTAGCTTTATCTAAATCAAATTTAGGATGCCATATAAGATTCTCGTAATTGACATCTGCATAATGAAGATTTGTAATTTCTCTCCAACTATATTCTACCTCGTTATTTCTTATTTTTCTGAGTTCATCAGATCCTAGTAAAAGACTCGAAGAACTAAGAAATTGATTTCCATATTCTTGATTAAAAAGCTCCTCACTTCCTAAGTTACCTATTTCTCTTTTTTTCCACTCGTCATCCCTACCTGGAACTTGCCACCAATCTACCCTTATTGGATTAAAGCTATTTTCTCCGGTTAATGCACCCTGGTAAATCTCGTAAAATTTATTCATCCCGTTAGGGGTTGATGTAATAATAATTCTAGAAACATCTGATGAAGATACCGTGGGATATGTTGATCTAAAGAAAGCCTCTATAAAATTAGAATTAATATGGGCAAACTCGTCCATGTATAAAAAATGTATGGTAAAACCAATACCAGAAGTCTTGGTTGTAGTTTTAGCTAACACCCTACATCCGTTATCGAATCTCATTGTCATTACATTATTAACCACCATACCGGGTTTCATATAAAAAGGCAGTCCTTTAATAATGGTTTTTATCTTATCCATTAATTCTTCCGCAGTATCCCCAACATTGGCAAGAATCATCGCGTTTTTATCATGATTGAATAGAAGATACCAAACTAATATTATTGATGATGTAATTGATTTACCAACCTGTCTTGGGGCTAAAAATATATTGAATCTGTGATTTTGATACTCTCTTAATACTGATGTTTGATAATCTCTTAGACCTATGTAATCTAAGCCGGTATCTGTCATTACTTTACAATATTTAGCAAAATAACTTACGTCCTCCGCACATTTTTTCATCTCTAATATTTCAGATCTACTATATTCCCAAAGAACATTAGATCTTTTTAGCTCCGGATCATTGTCATGAAATGGATTATCTATAGATTTATAATCTAATCCTTCCTCATCAACTTTTCTTAATAATTCTTCTATCCTGGAGGTAGACCAGTGATTAGTTTCTATCTCATTTATTTTTTCTATCCCCGTTTCCATTATTCGAGTATATCATCCTCTATAGAAAAATCTTCACCTGGATCTTCCTCGTTAAAATTTAATTTATTATTCTGGTTCTGCGAATCTAATATTTTTTTATCTCTAGCATTCACAACAGAATTAAGGTTAACCACCTCGGGTTTTATGTCCACGATCTCCGAGCCAATAATATCTCTTAGCCCCTCCATTATTCCTCTTGTACCTCTAGATCTAATTCCCCCGTCTTGTGTAACCGCAGTATTATTAACATAAAATCCATTATCGCCTAATGTCTGATCCATTACTATACCTTGGGAATGCTTCTTCTCGTCAATTTCTATCCTTGTTTTTTTGTAGTTCTGTTCCATTTTTTCAAGGTATGCCTGATAATCTTTAGGCATCTGCATTATCTGGGATTGCAATTGAGCTAAAACTTCAAAAAGTCTAGGATGCATATTACCAAGATCTATCTCCTCTAAAATTTTTGTTATAGCATGCTGAGCACTTTTTAGCTGGAACATCATCGATGACAAATTCATCGCATCTACCTTCTTTTTAAACTCCACGTGCGAAGCCTCGCCCATGCTCGTGTCGTCCATGTAAAATTTTGTTATTGTATCAAGTAAAGCCTTAGCATCAGATAAAGCAGCAGATTTTTCCCCAGTAAAATCCATTAAATCTGTAGTCTTTAATCTTGGTAGTTCGTCGTTATCTGGGATTATATTTTCTAGAGCCTCTTGCATTATTATAGAATCTAGGCTCTCCCTTATTTTTTCTTCTACAACTTTCTCTGGTTTCGGTTTTCTTCTAGGCATAAATTATCTATTTCTTGCAAACTTCGGAATATTCAGAAGCGGTTTTGCGTTATCAATAATATGGGCTAACTGTGCATCTCTTACTGTATTCTGGTTTAATACGGTAGATTGCGTATCTATATCTATCATATTCTTAAATAATCTAATATTACTAAGCCATATAGGCCCGGTGTAGATTTTGTAAGAATTATTATCGGTTTCGTAGAAAGGACTAAGGGTATCAGTTACCTCATTGACGGGTGCTTCGAATATTATATTGTCTGTAAACATTCTAACAGATTCGTGCACTTTCTTAAGCTTACTAGTTTGATCATTAGGGTCACTTGAATCATAAGTTATCTCCCAGATATTTGCTGATATTTGTTTATAAACATTAGAGAAATTGACAACTACCCCATACCAATCACCAAACTCAGGTATGAATTGTAAAGGAGAATTTATTATAGTGTCATTTAATCTAATAACTATGCTTCCTTCTTCCAGAAAATTATTTGTTAACTCGTCCATAACTCCAGAATGAATCAGATCTATTCTAATCCCTTTTATTTCTTCTAAATCATTTAGATATAATCCGCTAATTAAATTTCTACTCTGAGCTTTCTGCATCTTCCAAATAATCGTACCTAGAGAGAAATTAGTTGAATTGTTATCTACTGAGAATCTATAATCATCTATAACTTCTCTAACCTCGTATCCACCGGAATGAAGCTTGTCACCCTTTATTGCAACATAACCTTCTGGGTTGCTATCATAAGATTGCCAAACTTGTAAATTATGTTTTCTTGGGTAGCTATTAAAATATAACAGATCATCCGTTGATGACTCCAGTGATAAATTTATTACTGGATAGGATCTTTTTGCAAGTTGCTGATTATCATAAAAATTCTTAAGACTAAACCAACATGTATAGGCAAGTTCCGTTTTTGAGTCACATTTAGGTAATACCTTATATCTAACAGCATTTCTATATCTTTTAGAATCATAATTAAATTCAGAGTCGTCAGCAAAAGACTGATACAGATCATAATAGTTATTTAGAACTATAGTCCAGTTATTATTAAGATCATACTCTACAATAGAAAGGTCCTTGTAAATATAAGATCTAATTGGATCCTGTGAAAGCTGTGTTATAGTTGTAGCATACTGCTGGGGTTTAGCACTTTTAATTTCTTCCGAATGTACTTCCTCACCAAAAAGATCACTAGTAGTAAGAGATATACCATCAAGCTCCTCTTTGTATGCTGGATCTTGGTAATACGTATTAGATCTTGGCGTATATTTCTTAAGCTCTATCTTAAAATAAACAGGAGCATTCATAAAATCTCTAAATAGATACGTAGAGTTAATTTGATATATCCTATTTGTTAATGGAAAATAAATTATATCTCTTTTCCTTGGCTGCGATCCTTTTCCGAATATCGATTCAAAATATCTTTTATCTATTTGTATTTCAAAGGGGTCTTCGAATTGCAAACCAAATGGGTCGAAATTTATTTTATTATCAGGAAATTGGTTTTGTGGAACCAGCGCCTTTATACATTTCTCGTCAACTACATCAAATATAGTATATTCCTTAAGTACCACATCTTTTCCTCTAGCTTGTGGTTGTACTGAATAATAATTAACCTCTAGACCAAATACGTTATTAACCATCAAACTCAGATCCTGATACATATTTAATGCCCTATTAACAGCATAAGGATTAAATGTAAAATTACAATTTGAGAAAAGGATAGGTCTAGTAGAAACCTCATCAGTACATATTGGGGCAGGTCTGTATATTACCACTTCCGGATCAACCTCATAATTTAAATCTAGCTCGAAGTTAACTATAACTATGGAGGGATCTATGGGTTCTTCCGTGTTATAAACTATCGTTCCATCATCATTAACTAGAACACAGGTAAATCTAAATTCCGGGTAAAACTTATTATTAGGATCTAGTGGGATATCAAAAAGATCCGAATATTCGTTTGTTAAACCGCCTAAAGCAGTTCCGACATTAGTCCATAGAGACCATGTTGTTCCGTTTATGCTGTATCTGAAATCTATGGATATGTCATTTCCATCTAATATTGACGAGCTATTGTTACTATTAGATGCATCAATTATCCACCCATTAAAAGAAGTAACATATTCAAATGGATTATCCCAAGTTAAAACCCTATAATTTCCTATATAGGTAAAGTTTAATGCACTTTCTAGCTGTTCTATTCTTAGATCATAATATTCAGCTGTTTCGCATGGCTTATAGAATATTTTACCTTCTATAGTAACCTGATGATATTCACCACACCCTATTTGTTTAGATCTAGCTTCCGCTGCACCGATAGTTGAAAAAATATTCTCTACTGATGAATTCTTAACCTTAGAAGTATTTTGAAGTCCATCGTGATAATTATATCTTTGATTAGATAAATTATACTGTTCCCCGTTTGTGTTTTTAACTGGGGATCCATCTTTAGGAAATTTATTCTCCGGATACAAGCTCATTCTATGTTAAGTACTTTCACTATATATCCTTAAAAAATAAAGGAAGAATCCGATTAAAGACAGAAAAATATTTCCGCTCTTAAATTATGAATTTTTAGTAAAAATACCAGACTCAAAATCAAGTTTACCGTTACCATATTCAGAAATTACTCTCTTTTGTAACTCCTCCTCTTTTTGATACACTAAAGCCGCTTGGTCATGTAAATTGTTCAATTGGGAGTTAATTATTTCAAGATCTTTCTCATAAAATGATTTTTGGACACTGAGTCTTCCAACTTTAATAACATTATCCATTAGTTCATCTTTAAGAGTCTGAACCTCCAATATCAATTCCTCCGGTAATTTAATAGTTTCTTCCATTTTTTGTTTTTCTATTTTATAGTTTTTATCCGGATAAAGTTCCAAATTAATTAATTAAAAAAGAAATTAATTTAAAATATTGTTCCTTATCTATTAAGGAAAAATCATATTCAAATTATTGTTAATATTAAAAAATCACATTAGCAAAATCATTGGAAGTATTATAAGTAGCAATTATATGCTCTAACTTTTATCATTCGTATTTTTCTATATTATATGTAAAATACGAAATGAGTTTCTTATATTGAATCTTCTAATAAAGTTATATCATCCTCAATAGGACTTTCATCTATTCACCTTTAAGAGATTTTAATTCTTCATATAAAGCTAAGAGTTGTGCTTCTTTTTGAGCAATTAGTTCTTCTTGAGTAGGTCCTTCTACTTCGATAAACTCGACTCTTATAAGTCCAGTTTCATCATAAATTTCATTTCTTATTTGTGCCATGATTATGTAATTATGTTGATGTTAAAATTATTGAAGGGGGATATCCTTGTGCTAGAGTAGCTGTTGATGTAGTTAATGTAGCTGGTGCACTGAGAAAGGTTGCGCTTGTATTTGTAGTATAATAAGCACCATAAAAACTATTACTAGATATTGGTATTGCGTTGCCAGGTTCTATTATAATAAGTGAAAGAGATATATTTGTATGAACACCTAGCCAATAAGTTGTTCCTGCTGTAAATGTATAAGTTTGAGTAAATGTTTTATCTCCAGCTGTACTACAATCAAAAGTAGAACTTTCTAATAATTTAGTAGTAGGCGAACCGTTTAAATTCGAATACACAAGTATTCTTGCTGATGCTCCGGCAGTAGCATTAGGTACATTAATCTTAAGACTTGAAATAGTTAATGTATTTGCTGGTATAAATGGAGATAGTATAACGGTATTGGGTGTAAAACTAGCATATGTAAAAGATGACACTCCCATTATACGAACACTATATTGTCGACCTGTAATCGGTTTTGTTAAAACATGTCCTCCACTAATTCCATTTGATCCGGAAGTTCCACTAGATCCACTAGATCCTGAAGTACCACTAGTTCCACTACTTCCTGAAGCTCCTCCTCTTCCGTCAAGTCCTCCAAAAACTATATTGATGCTACAGCCATCACCAATAGTAAAATTAGTCGAGTTTCCTATCAAAGAACCTCCAAGACTAATATAATCATTTAGATAAGTATTTATAGCAGTTATATCCCAAACATCAACAGTGGCTACACCATTTGTGTTTGACGTAATATACACTTTTGCAGATACTGATCCAAGAATGCTATTAAAATAATTTGCCAAAGAATTGCCATCATTATCCGTTGGACTGATAATTATTGAATAGTAATCATCACTATATTGGTATGCAAAACCACCAGTGGATGGAAAAGAAGCACCTCCATCATACGTATATTGAAGTCCACCTTTGTCACCTTGTGATCCTCGTTCCCCGTCTCTAACACCTAAACTCGCAATAATTGAACCTTTCTCCGATACAGATAATCTACTAAAATCATGAGCATATTTATCGATATTAGGATCGTCGTCATATACCATATATGTAGTAGTATCAGGACCGATAGTTTCCGTTACAGACCAAGATGTTTCAGTTATTTGTTCTATTATTTTTGCCATTGTTATCTTTTTATTTATTTATTCAATGTATATTATAAATGAAGTTGATATATTGGTTGGTGCAGTAGTAGCTGGACATGTCCATTTGAATTCTATATAATCTCCTTGAGTAACAGCTATACTTAATGAAGTGCTACTATATATCGTTGGATTAGTATTATGTGCTTGGGCCGAGCCAACTGCTGTGTCTGTAGTATTATTTAGTCGTATATTTAAAGTTCCTGTATTTCCGGATACAGATGCAGTTTGATTAAAAAACCCATAACAAGATTTAATAGTTCCTGTCTTTGGTATATAAAGCCTTTTTGTAGCAGCAGTGGTTGTACTATTTGCATTTGCAGCTCCACCTCCATAATAAGTTGTTCCTGCTACAGGTGAGAATATTGCATTTGCGAGAGTTCCTCTAAGAGAATATCCACCACCGAAAGCTGCTATTATAGTTTCTCCGTTTATTTTACTTATTGACATATTCTATATATTGTATTTATTCAATATAAACTACAAATTCACACAATACTTTAGTTGGAGGATAAAAAGGACATCTCCATCTGAATTCTATATAATCTCCTAGAGTAACTGCTATACTTAATGACGTATTACTATACAGAGTTACAGTAGCAAAATGCGACTGTTGCTGGATTAATGTATATGTTCCATTATTTACGTTTATGTGAAGATCTCCTACTGAACTAACTACCTGAGCTGTTTGATTAAAAAAACCATAACAGAATTTAATAGTTCCTGTCTTTGGTATATATACTCTTCTAGATTGTGCAGTAGTTGAAGCTGTGCTAGTTAATGCATCTCCTCCATAATAATTAGTGTTAGAAGTTGGATCGAAATCTGCTGTAGATAGAGATCCTTGAAGTGCATAGCCCCCACCAAAAGCAGCTATTATAGTTTCCCCGCTTACTTTACTTATCGACACTTTCTACTCATTATTTTAGTTTTCAAGCCATTCATTAGATGGATTAAAATAAATTCTATTATTAGTACCATCTATCGAATATCCAAGATGTCTTATTACTGTTCCTGTTGTACTAGGAACAGTACTAGTAATTCCAGAAGGTGTTCCTGATAAGTATAATTTAGCTCCTGTAGTAAATGACCAACTAACGTTTCTAACATAACCTCGTATTAAAACTCCATCAGCAGTAGGTGACGTACCTAAAGCAATACCAAGTAAACCATCTGAAGACGCAACAACATCTGAATCAGTCGCCGTCCAGACTTGGGAAGCATTTAAGTAATATACATTTCCTGCAACTAGAGTACCTGTTCCTATTTTTAATATATCACCATATCCTGTAACCGATGAACTTAAGTAGGACAAGTCATGTTTAAGTCTATATGCTCCTGCTAATTCTAGTGTGCTTCCGTCGAATTGAAGATTAACCTCCCCGTTTATAGTTCCGGTTGTACCAGTACCGGTCATTACATAATTATTGGTGTTGTTAAGAATACTAGCAAATCCTGATGAACCCGATGAACCACTTGATCCACTTGTTCCTGATGTTCCACTTGATCCACTTGTTCCTGATGAACCTGATGAACCACTTGTTCCTGATGTTCCACTTGATCCACTTATTCCTGATGAACCTGAAGATCCTGATGAACCACTTGTTCCTGATGTTCCACTTGATCCACTTGTTCCTGAAGATCCTGATGTTCCACTTGATCCGCTTGTTCCTGATGAACCTGATGAACCTCTAGATCCACTTGTTCCTGATGAACCTGATGAACCACTAGATCCACTTGTTCCTGATGAACCTGATGAACCACTAGATCCACTTGTTCCTG